CCTACGGATTATGAGATTATACGAGTAGTAGAATGCCCAAGCTGTAAATTTAAGATAAATCATAAAGAAAATCTAAAATCACCTACAGAAGTGAAGAAAGAGGATACTATGACAACATAAAATAATAAAATATTATAAACTATGGCAACTGAAGAACAAATAATGAATACAAATAGGCTATCATCTTTAACTTATATGATATCTGCTTGTTTAGAGTTCTCTATCCAAAATCTTAATCATCAATTAGACCAATGTAATCTGAGATTAGTCGGTAGAAATAAGATGGTATTCAATAGAGTAAGGTCTCAGATAGAGCAACTTCAATCGAATCTAAAGTTATTAGAGGATTTAGCCTTTGGAGTAATGAAGGATGAAGATGCAAGGTTAGCTTATGAAGATGCTACCCATATTTATTGGGCTTTGTTTATGACTTTAGTAGATAGAGGAGGGACAGATAATCTATGCGACCTAAGATTCAAGGCTTTAATCGATATAATTGGTAAGTATGAATCTATTCTTCACTTGCCTGGTTTAGATACTGCCTATCACTGTGCATTTGCTCAGGTATCTAAAGCAATTCAAGAAGGTAAATATTCAAAAGAAGATTTTAAGAATTTATTGAAAGTACATGAAAACGGAACTGAAGAAACTAAAGGTTAAATTCGAGGGTAATATCATAACCATAGATATTGCTAAGGAATTATCCATTAATGAAAATATCATTAATTCTCAGTTAAGGGAATCTCCTACTAGTTATTATATACTTTGTTCTTTAAGAGATAAGTATATTAAAGAAAGGGATGCTCTAGCAAGAGAAAAGGATGAAGCTTATTCTGCTGCTTGGATATTTATTAAAGAATCTAATGAAAGGTTCAATAATGATTACGTTGCTCATAAGGCTAACATATCCCCAAAGTATAAGTCAATATATCAACGGTATTTAAAAGCAGTAGAAAAGGCTAACAAGTATATTTCAATATGTAGAGCTTATGAGTCTAGAGAGAATATCTTGAGGACTATTAATGCCAACATGAGGAAGCAACAATAATAACTATAAGTAATTACTAACTTTTAAAAACGAATTAAGAATATGAATTATTCACTATCTTTCATTTCTGCTATGGTAGCAGCTCAGTTTGATAATCAATTACCAGGATGTCCAACTGAAAACCGAGTTCTTATCTTATCACCAAAAGAAGTAAACCAAACTAGGGGTGGGCTTATTATCCCGGAACAGGTAAAAGAGGGAGTTCCTCGTAAGGGAGTTATAGTTAAACTCGGTGAGATTACCGAAGAGTATAGAACTTACCGGGATTTGGTGCAAATAGGTAGAATAGTTACCTATGGTTTGTATGCCGGTAAGGAACTGGAATTTGAAACAGACAAGCTTACCCCAGGCTTACAACAACTTTTGGAAAAGAACACTTTAACGGTGTTGAGTATGAATGAGATAATTTACTCAGAACCAAATAATAACGATTAATATGGCACTTGACAAAAAGAAAAAGAAGAAAGTTTCATCAGATGGACTTTCTACAAAGGAAAAGATGCTAGCTAGAAAGAAACAGTTAGAATCTAAGGGAAACGGAAATGGTTTGGTATTCCCTAAAGAAGGTACTTTACGTATGAGAATCAAATCTCCGGGAGATGACCAGGAATTGGGTATAGAAATTGTTCAGTTCTATCTTGGAGGTAATCTGGGAGGAGTAATATCTCCGGCTACTTTTGATGAACCATGCCCCTTCATGGAAAAATATCAAGAATTGAAAAACTCAAAGGATGAGGATGACAAGGAACTTGCAAAAACTCTCGTACCAAGAAGAAGATACGTTATTGGTGGTCCGGTCTATGCAGACGAAAAGGGAACTAAATTTGATTACGAAGGTAAAGATAAGGGAGTTCTAGTTCCACGCTCTGTTTATCAAGATATTATCGACTTATACCTCGATGAGGATGAAGCTGGTGATATGACAGACCCAAGAAATGGATACGATATCAAAATTATTCGTTCTGGTTCTGGTAAGCTTGATACTACCTATTCTGCTCGGGCTTGTAAACCAACCAAATTGGACAAGAAGTACCAGGGTAATGTAGACCTGGAAGGTATAGTTCGTTCTCAAATTAAATCTTACGATGAACTGGAGGAACTTCTTGCTAAGTTCTTAAATGAAGATCATGGAGGAGATGATGATGATGACAAACCAAAGAAAAAGACAAAAAAGAAAGGGATTCACCGAGACCATTATATGGAAGATGATGAACCCAAAAAGAAAAAGAAGAAACGTTACAAATCCGACATTTAAAGGTTAGTTAATATATGGTTTCATTCGAAGGTGGTAATTAGATTCGTTCAGTTATCACCTTCTTTAGTCTAAATACATTACATTATGGTATCAAAAGAATATTGGGCAAACTTATCAGATGAAGATAAGTCAAAGATTATAAGAAGATTTTGTGAAATTAATGATATTGGGCCAGACTTTGATTATGCAAAGGTGAGGGATTTTTCTGAAAGGGTTAAACAGAAATATAAAGAATCTGGAATATACAGAAATAATCAATTTTGGGAACATCCTGTTTTAATATTGGAATTGGTAGACCCTCTTATGGCAGAAATGATATTATCATGGATGTATGCCAAAGTAGAATTACCCAATGGAGAGAGGTCTGAAGTACCCTTCATGGGATATCACATAGTAGAACTTGTATTCGACAAGGTTAGTTTCATGAAGTTTACCGATGAAGAGAAAAACGTATTGAATCAGGCAATGAATATTTTAAAATCAAGAGGAATTTAATATGGCAAAGAAAACTAAGGTTGGTTTAAAGGTACCAACAAAAAATGAGATATTAAAGAAATATGGTAGTATCATGAGATTGGCTTCAGATACAGTAGAATCAAACTTATGGTTACCCTCTACTTTCTTTGCTCTCAACTATACATTTGGTGGTGGTATACCCTTTGGTAAAGTCCTTGAAGTAGCTGGGGAAGAATCCTCTGGTAAATCCCTTATTGCATATAACTTTGCATATACTTGTCAACAACTTGGTGGGCATGTTATATGGGTAGATGCCGAACAGTCTTGGATGAACTCTTGGGCAGAAGCTAATGGAGTAGACCCAGAAAAAGTTACGGTATTAACAGATACTCGAATCGAGTATATTTCTGACGCAGTAGCAGATTTAGCAATTTACTTACGTTCTCAATTAACTAATAATGAACCGATTCTCTTAGTGATAGATTCTATTGCTGCTATGGATTGTGCAGATAACATAGATTCTAAAATGGTAGAGGGTAAGGCTGAAATGGGAGGTAGAGCAAAAGCTCTTTACAAATACTTCCGTATCAGAAGTGAATTATTCTATAGATTAGGAGTTACACAGATTTACATTAACCAATTAAGAACTGCTTTAAATGTCGGATTTGGAAAAGATAACACAACTACTACAGGAGGTGCAGCACTTAAGTTCTACGCTTCAATCAGAGCTGCCTTTTACTCAGGCAAGTCTATCACTGTTAAACAGAAAGGTAAAGAACGGAAAGCTGGTAAATTGGTCACAATCCGACTTATTAAAAATAAAGTTGCTCCTCCAAGACCTACAATCAGTAAGTGCCCGGTTTACTTCAATCCTAAGTTCCATGAAGTAGGTTTTGATAGATGCTATGCTCTTGAGGATGTATTGGTAGAAAATGATATCATAGAAAAATCTTCAGGTGGAGTATATAAGTTCAAAGGAAAAACTCTTGCAAGAGGTGAAGAGAAATTCCAAAAGCTTTTGGAAGAGGATGATGAACTTCGTCGTAAACTATTAAAGAAGGCTGAGATAAATACTATCGGTACAACTAGAAAGAAGATAGTAGCATTGACTACTAATTTATATCCAGTAGATGGAGTAGAATATGAATCATTTAACGAGTCAGATGACGAGGAGGAAGACGATGAGTAAGAAAACAGTATTATTGATTGATGGAGAGAACATTCTCCATCAATCTTTTCACAAGTTCGAGAAACTTAAATCCACAGACGGTAAACCAAGTGGAGCAATATTTGGATTTTTCAAATCACTTCACATGTATCTTACCAGGTTTGAACCCAACGAAGTAGTTATAACCTTTGATAACGGTCATTCACCAGTAAGGGATAAGTTATTGCCTAACTATAAGGGACACAGAAAAAATATATCGGTTGATTATGAATCCTTGCAAATACAAAAGGCAATTATAATGAAGATATTAGGTATGCTAAGAATTTCTTATATATTTGATAAAAGGAATAAAACTCAATATGAGGGAGATGATTTCTTAGCATACCTAATTATTAATACTTATCGTTCGGATAATGTAATCTTAGTATCATCCGATAAGGATTTTAATCAATTGTTAAACAAGAACGTTAGAATATTAAACCCCAGAAAAGATGAAGTTATTCGAGTGGGCAATTGTAAAGAACTCTTCGGTTATCATTCACATGAGACTGTTCAGTATCTTGCAATGGTAGGTGATACTTCTGACGATATCCCAGGTTTTAAGGGTATAGGTCCAGTAACTGCAAGAAAGATATTAGACGAATATAAGTCAATCTACAGATATTTGGAAGCTAAGCCAAACAAGGAGTATCAAGAAGCTTGGGATAGAAATCGTAAACTCATTGACTTATTCTGGTTTGTAGGTAATGTACCATTAGATAAGATGCCTATCAAAAGAAAGAAGACTTTCAACTATGATAAATTTAGGAAGTTGTGCATAGAGTATTCTCTTGCTTCGTTCCTAACTAAAGAATTTATTAAACCTTTTAAAGAGTTATCCGAATGAAAATCATGTTTGCAGGTGCAAGTGGAGTTGGGAAAACCACTTTAGCAAAGGAAGTTCCCGGGATGATTAAGTTTGATGTATCAGAATATCCTCCGGTACTAGATTTTATATCTGGTAGTGTATCAGACTTAATACCTAAAACAAAGGATATGTCTCATAAAGAGATGTTAGAAAGGGATTCAAAGGATTTATTAATGGAAGACTTTCAGGTAATGAATCTGAGAAATAAAATGTTTAGAGACAGAGATAGATTCGTTACAGATAGGAGCTATCTTGATTTAGCTGCTTATTTTTATTATAAACAAGCCAAGAATGTTCCTAAATGTGAAATGGAACACTTCTTCGAAACTTGCAAGATGTTACTCAATCAGCAATGTACTCACCTCATTCTATTAGACTTTACTACTGCAATGGTAAAGGAATGGGTTATGGAAGATAATGGTAAACGAATAGATAACAATTACTTCCAGTTCTTAATATCTTCTATAATGGATAACGTATTGAACTTGTGGGGATTCTTACCAACTAAGGAAATATCTTCTATCTATAAGAATATATTTAAGAATCAACTTTTGGAATACGGTGCAACAGAGGGAGTAATCAAATCAATATATGGTGAAACTAAAGTTCTCTGTATAAGAGAAGCTAATTTGGATATTCGTAAGAAACTTATTATTGATTTTCTTCATGAATAAAGAAGTAGTATTTATAGCATTCTCGGATTTGCACATCAATCTATGGGCAAAATTCAATGAGAACAACAATAGGACCTTGAATAGTATCAAGGTCCTTGACGTTATTGCAGGTCAATGTGAAAAGTACAAATGTCCTGCTTTGTTCTGTGGAGATTTATTTCATAAGCCAGAATCAATTGACCAAGATTTAGCAATATTCATTGCTGAACAATTTGATAGGTTAGAGAGTAACTACCCAAAATTCAAAATGATTTATATAGACGGGAATCACGATTTGAAATCTGTAAATCGTATTGATAGGATAACTAAGG